CAGGAGTTCTATGACCAGCTACGCAATGGAGTGATTGATGAAGTCACTGTTGAAATTCAGAAGATGACAGGCTTTGGCAAAGATACGCTAGATAGTCTGACTGTTTATATTCAAGGAATGAAGAAATGACACAAGATGAAATCATTGAGATGGCGTTAGTTGTTGGAACAATTGAAGATGGTGATTTTTTTGTGTTTAAACATCATGAACTTGAAGCCTTTGCCAAACTGGTAGCCGCCAAAGAGCGTGAAGCCTGTGCAAAGGTATGTATGGAAACCGAACAAAAGTTCGCCGAACTTTCAAATAAATTTTCTTTTCAATTTGACGCTGGTGGTGTAATTGGAGCATCGCAATGTTTAAACGCCATCAGAGCCAGAGGTGAAGGAAGCAAGCATGACACAAGATGAAATCATTGAGATGGCTGTACAGGCTGGAATGGCGGAAGAAATTGCGGCGTTCAATATTCCAATCATTGAAGCCTTTGCCAAACTGGTAGCCGACAAAGCCTTGGCACAGCGCACATGGGTTGATCTGACGGATGAGGAGTTTGATTATTTGCGAGACAACAACTTTGGAGTCTCGCCATTGATAAGCGCAGTCGAGGCCAAACTCAAGCAAAAGAACGGCTGATACTAGGGAAATTCCCTATATCAATCATGATAGTGTCTGACAAAATACATACATTGATAGGTTTAAAAAAGGAGTAAATGATGATTGATTTAAAGCGAGATACTTGGATGGCACTGCAAGATATGAGTTCAGAAGATGTTGCAGATGCGATATGCGATAGTCAGGCAATAGTGGAAGCAATACAGTCTAATGCTTGGTCTGATGTTGCTGACATGGTGCGAGCCAGAGTCGAACTAAAAGCACAGCGTCTTGCACAGGTCGCTAACGACTTACCTCTGACCCCTTGGGTAGACGAGGAAGAAGAATTAAACCTATGGCGTTGTTATCGTATTGAACGCCAACAGGAAGCCTTGGAAGAATGCAAGGTAAAAGTTAAAATCAACCCTTACTCCAAAGGCGAGGTCAACAATGAAGATTAAGCTCAACCTTGATCGTATTATTGAGGAACATTCAAATGACTATTATTGTGCATTCTGCGTTAAACCGCATAGCCCGAAAAGTCCATGCTGCGATGATTCGTTTTTTATCTTATTTCGAGATTTGGATACCGACACTCAGCATCAACGAGCGTCAGAAATTGCGGCAAAAGGCGGCTAAGAGAGTCAAGCAACAGCCAAAGGTACAACGGGTGGTTATGCCATCCAAACTAATCACCGACCCTGAATTTGGGTATGTGAACTCAGCCCTGACAGATGTGTCAGCAACGTGGAAGAAGTTTGAAAAGAAAGGAGTTAAAGAGAGTAAGAAAGAAGAAGTGGTTAAACAAATTCGTAGAGTTCAATAAATAACAGGAGTGAAAATGATTAAAGAAAAGGCGTTTGAGATAGGTGTTCTGGTTGACAGAAAAGAAGCAATTAACAAATTGTTGTCAACAAATGTGAATGAACACACTGAAAAAAAAGGTGGTTTGACATATCTTTCATGGGCGTGGGCATGGGCTGAAGCACTCAAAGCTGATGAAGATGCCACTTTCAAAGTTGAAATGTTTGGTGACAAGTGTTTCATGGATATAAACGGCACTGCAATGGTGTTCGTAACAGTCACAATGTTCCGCAAGCCAATGACTTGCCAACTACCTGTGATGGACTTTCGCAACAAAGCAATCCTCAATCCTGATGCGTTTGCAGTCAACACTGCCATCATGCGCTGCATGACCAAGGCGTTGGCTTTACATGGACTTGCAATGTACATCTATGCTGGAGATGATTTGCCTCAAGGTGAGGGCTCAGACATTGATGTAAACGTGATGATCGACCATTTGGCAGCTATTGATGCTGCTTCAACCCTTGAGGAACTGAAAGATGCTTACGCAACTGCTTACTCTGCTTGCGGTGTTGATAAAAACTGGCAGAAAAAAGTAATTGATGCAAAAGATAAGCGTAAAGGAGCATTGAAATGAAAGTCAAAACAATCGCACACATTCACTATCTCAAATACGATTTTGAAGTAAATGGCAAATATGAAGTTCTCAGTTTTAAGGCTAATGACGACTCTTTCCGTACCTATGTAGGCGAACAAGAAATTGAAATTGAAGTGCCTGATGACTATGACCCACGAGCGCAGAAAATTGCCGCTTTGGAAAAGCAAAAGCAAAATGTCATGGCTGAGTATCAAAAGACCGTGACTGAAATCAATGAGCGCATCAACAAACTGCAAGCATTGGAGTACACAAATGAATAACCCACCAGCATTTCCAAGTGGTAACGAAGTAACGCTTGGCGATTGGAGAAGCAGTGGTCACAGTGGCATGACCTTGCGGGACTACTTTGCGGCACAAGCAATGACAGGAGCACAAGTTTGGGATGCCGTTATCAATGGAAAAAACACTCAATTTAGTGCAGGAACAGAAAAACTTGCAGAAGTGGCTTATGCCGTGGCAGATGCAATGCTTTTTGCAAGGGAGGAATCATGAGCGAAGTTATCCAAGGGTCTGATGAATGGAAACAAAGCAGAATAGGCAAAGCCACTGCTTCTCGTATCTCTGACATTGTTGCCAAGACAAAGACAGGCTACAGCACAAGCAGAGCAAACTACATGGCACAACTGGTAGTCGAACGCATGACTAACCAAGTAGCAGAGTCTTACAGCAATGCAGCTATGGAATGGGGTGTTGAAAACGAAACATTTGCTCGTGCCGCATACGAGGCTAAAACAGGCAATATGGTCGATCAGGTAGGTGCTATTGACCATCCAAGGATTGCTATGTCTGCTGCCTCTCCTGATGCCCTTGTGGGTGATGATGGGTGCTTGGAGATCAAGTGTCCGAACACTGCTACACACATTGAAACCCTTTTTGGTGACGAGCCAGCAAAGAAGTATTACGACCAGATGCAGTGGCAAATGGTTTGTGCAAACAGAAGTTGGTGCGACTTTGTGAGTTTCGACCCACGAATGCCAGCGCACTTACAACTGTTTGTCAAAAGGATCGAGCGCAATGATATTTATATTGCAGAACTCGAAAGTGAGGTTATTCGCTTCTTGGCTGAAGTGGATGACAAGGTTAAAAAACTCAATGAAATTAAGGTGTAAATATGGAACAGAGGGACAATTCTGGAGTACTTTTTTCTAACGATAAGCGGGAAAAAGAATCACATCCTAATTATAAAGGAAACATCATGGTTGATGGTAAATCTTATTGGATTAGCGGATGGATTAAAGAGGGTAAGAACGGCAAGTTCATGGGGTTAGCAGTCAGCCCTAAAGAAGAACAAGCAGCACAGCCAGCTAAGGCCAAGCCTAAATCTGGTTTTGATGACATGGATTCTGACATACCGTTTTGATGTAACTTAATGGGGAAAGCGTAAGTGAGTACCCACTAACTTTGATAGGAGTTGATATGACTTTAAGTTTTTTAGAACGTAAGCAGATATGGTGGAATTGGCATAAAGAGAATCCCCATGTTTGGGAATACTTTGAAATGTTTGCCTTAGAAGCAGTAAGAATGGGGCGAACAAAGGTCAGTCATTGGCTGATAATCAACAGAATTAGGTGGGAAGTCACCATAGTCACTACTGGTTCAGACTTCAAGATTAGTAACGATTACATTGCTTTTTATGCAAGACTCTGGAAAGCAAAATACCCTGAACATAAGGACTTGTTTAACACTAAACACATGATCGGAGAACCAAGATGATTGCAAATGTCCTGTCCCTGCTTTTCCTTTTGTCAATTGGTGGAGGAGTCCTCATCCTTGGAATATGGGTCTTCCTCCACTTCCTTGACGATTAGGCGTGTAAACCATTCAAATACTGAGTCTTCCCCGCAACCTTGACAGCAGTCAACTCTTGATTCTTCAGGTTGTTGGGGTCATACGACACATGAACCCATCCACTATCGGGTATACCCTGTGTGTAAAACTCAAGAATCAATTGAGTGTAATCAAGGTTGTCCATGATCCACTGAGCCAGATCAGCATTAGCAATACCAGCAATCTCAATGTCAGCAGCCTGACCCTTGCAATGGTCTGATGTTTTAGACCCACCAACAGCCGCATTAGACTCTGGAGAGCGATAACCTGAGTTCACGGTAACAGACTTGCCGAAATGCTCTCTAACAGGCTGTAGGACGTTCTCACACAATGCTTTGAGGTTCTCAATGGTTGCTTCATCAGGCGTATTGTCTAGACCCAAACGAGTGGCAGTGTCAGACTTGGTGAGTTCTTTTAGGGTGAAGTTGACTGAGAGGTTCATTTCATATTCCTTAAGGTTTCGTAGGATTGGATACAGGTGTTGAGTTTTCGGATGGCAGCATCTCCTTCTGAGGCGATGGAGATAAGAGTTTCACTAACCGATCCACTAAGTTCGGTTCGTGTTTCTCCGCTGTCACTTCCAGAGGCAGAGGCGGCAGTTGTGGAGGGGCATACGGTGCTACTTTGGGTTGGGATTGACAGGCGCAAATTGCCAGTGGCAATATCAGCCCGTAGCTTAGTTTCTTTAGACTTTGCAACATTTTGGGA